GAACTCCATGCCTGTCTGCTCCACCAGTTGCACCACTGCCAGCATCAGCGCGTTGAAGTCTTCAGCGCTTGATCTCAGGTTTAACTGGTGTCTAACTATGTAGATCGGTGCGCCGTCCTCAGTCTGGTGGTGAATCTTGCAGGCTTTGATGCGAGCGCCGATACCGCCAAAGCCCTCGCCAGCGAGGTACAGCACACCTGATGACTTCTTGACTGGCCTGCCCATCCATGTCCTGCCTGTGGCTATGGCCTCGGCAATGTCTAGGGCTATGAACGACTTGAATGAGCCTGGTGGACCATAAAGCGCCGTAAAGCTACCTACTGGTATGACACCCTCAATCAGCCACTCGACTGGCTCATCCTGTATGGAGTCCCAAGATTCAATCTTGATGGTCTTCAATGGTTTGGGTGGGGGAGCCTGCTTTGGCGGGTCTAGTGCGAATTCTTTGGCGATGTCATCTGCTGTTTGTAGTGACGGCACATCAATTGGCGCATTCTGTTGTATCGCCTGTAGTCTTTCGGGAATCGTTACATCATCAACGCTGGTGAGCCTTGGCGCCGCCTTGACCAGCGCTGCCAGCTCTGACCTACCCCCGCCTGCCTCAATGAACTCGTAGGCATCATCGCCTTGCTCTTGCAGTCCAAGGTCAACTACCTTGACCGCCTTGGCGATGGGCAGAATGGCCTCGGCTGCCTTGCGAGCGTATGACCATCCCGATAAATCGTTGTCCGGCAGGATGACCACATTGGCGCCAGCAAAGTATTCGGTGATGGCCTCTGGCCAATGCCCTGCGCCACTGTGAGCTGTGGTGGCGGCGACTCCGAGGCTCATCAGCGCGTCTACTGCTTTCTCGCCTTCGCCTAAGTAGATTATTCTTCCCGCTGTCTTCGCGTCCAGCAGCTCGGGCAGCTTGTAGGGGACTATTCGTGCGTCACCCAGCGTAGGGTAGCGCTTGCCGTCACTGTCTACCTTGTACAGCCTGTAGGTTTTTCCTGTCTCGCCAACGCGCAGCCGGTGCTTGACAAATACTGTGACGCGGTCTTCGTCTTGATATTGCCACTCCTGTTGGAATTCCACTTTGGGTAATGGCTTGATGTTGGCTAAAGGGTCGGGGCGATCTTCTAATTCGGGTAAGAGTTGCATATCCCTGATCGTTTGGAATACTGATTCCTGAGTACAGCCACCATGGCAGTGAAAGAGAGGTTTGCCCTCATCGTCAATGTGTACTGAGAGTGATGGATTCTTGTCGCCGTTGCCTTTGCCATGACTTGGTACTGGGCATGACGCTACCCATTGACCATTTGCTCTCTTGGCGTTGCCCAAGCTCTTGGCTATTTGTTCTGCTTGCATATTGCCTCTACTTGTTCTATGCGTTGCCCTATCCACGCCATGACAGGTACTGCCATGCTGTTGCCCAGGGCTTTGTACCTTGGCCCATCAGGTGTAGGCTTGTTCTTTGATTTGATATCGGTGTAGCTGTCAGGGAAGCCTTGCAGGCGCTCGCATTCAACAGGGGTTAGGCGTCGCACTGCCATTCCCTGCACGATGCCTCCTACAGCATCAACTTGACCTGGCGCTGATGAAACCCGCAAAGGTTGATTTACTTGGCCTTGAATTGTGTGGTTGTAAGCATCAAAACCAAATGCTGCCGCCAACATCCCACCGGCATTGCCAGCTACACGCATAGTCGGTGATAAATCATGAGTAGCATCCCCACCATCATCATTACGGCTAAATGCAATAGGTTGCAATATCGCCGCGCCACCTTGATGCATTGCAGGATTACTTCCTGATGCATCCAAAGTCTTTGTGGCATGGGCATCGGTGACATGGATGTCATCTTTTAATGCGCCTTTGCCTGGCGCGATGTTGTATGCAATGGGTTGCGCCACACCATGCTGATCTGCTTTGGTGAGACAAGGTGCAACGTCATACATTGGCTCTGTGGCGTTGCCGCCGTTCTCAGGCTTGCGTCCGATCCAATTGCCAGGTATGCCGTAGGCTGGTTGCAATAGAGGATCAGAGTTAAAGTGACCCCCTGTGGTAGGAATCAATGTCTCTGTTTCGGCATCCATCCTGTTTTTTGTTATCAGGCATTTGCTTACTGATGGTAAACATCCCCCCCCCCCATTAATATGTTGGTTCTCAAGTCCTTGTTTATTGCCAAAATGTGCATCAATTGTTGGTGCAATTTCGGGAGGCCATTGCATCAAATGACCTTGTGCCGCATCTTGCACACTTATGCTTTGTCCTGTTCTTGCACACAAGCTACCGACTGAAGCGCCTGCTCTAGTGCTGGCGGCAGCACTTTGCCTCTTTTCTCTGCTCGGCGCAGGATGCCCTTGCAGGCTGTGGCGCTCAAAAAGAACCGCTGCGGCAGCTCGCCAGTCTCCAAGGTGTCCGACAACGAACACACGGCGGCGGCGCTGTGCCACTCCGAAGTACTGAGCGTCAAGCACCCTGTATGCGAACCCATACCCGCATTCTGCCAACCCTCCAAGGAAGCTACCAAAGTCCCGTCCTCCATTGGAGGACAAAACGCCGGGGACGTTCTCCCAGACCAACCAGTTGGGGCGATATCGTTTAGTAATGGCAAGATAGGTAAGCATGAGGTTGCCACGAGGGTCATCCAATCCTTTTCTGAGTCCTGCGACTGAGAATGACTGGCAGGGAGTTCCTCCAACGAGAACATCGACATCTGAGACATTTGTCCACTCCTTAAATTTCGTCATGTCGCCAAGGTTTGGCGTGTTGGGGTAATGATGTGCAAGCACTTCTGATGGGAATCTTTCGATCTCCGAATACGCTACTGCCTCCCAACCAAGGGGATGCCATGCTACTGTTGCCGCCTCAATACCACTGCATAGTGAGAGATATTTCATGTTGTATTTTTTTAGAGGAAAAAAAAGCCGAGGCTGTTACACCTCGGCACTTACTTGCTTTCAGTTAGAACATCTCGTCATCTTCTACTGCCGCCGCCATCACTGACTTCTTAGGCGCTGGCGCTGGCGCAGCTTTAAGTGCAGGCGCTGGCGCCACTGCCTGTGCTACATAGTCCTCATCGCTTTGCCCCATACCGGCAGGCTTGTCAATCCAACTCACAATGGTGAAGTTGGGGATGCGTGTTGTGCCTTTGCCAATCTTCTCCAACTTACTGCCGGTGTACTCAAGTACAGGCAACTTACCTGCATTGGCGGCACGCTGTGCGGCGCATTCGGTGTATATTTTCTCCAACCCAAGATTAGGTCCGACTCCCGATGAACTCCATTCCGCCGTCCCAAGCGTTTTGTTATATAGGGTCAAAATAAAGCCACGCTTATGATTTGGCGATGGCTGTGGACCTTTCTTGCCAAGCTCAGAATCAGGTTGCCAATCGCGTACACCTACACCGAGTTCAAGCCAGCCAGTTTTGACACCATCAATGTCAAAGACTACTTTCTTGAGTTCGATTTCCTCGCCGAGATTATTTGTCCAGGCATTTGCCTGTGGACTGAATCTGATGTAGTTTCCATTACCGCCGCCAGATGAGAGATTTAACATTTTGCGTTTCGCTTTCTAAAGTTACAGGGTTTGCATTATTGACTCAGACCGCGATCTTTTGCGAGAGTGAGTCCGGTTGATACCTTGGCCGTCAATGCGTCCAAGATAACTCTTTGATCCTTAGCAAGCAGTTTCTCTGCTTGCGTAGGAGAAATCAATTCAGTTTCAAATATTTGTGAGTCTGTAAGCCCAGCGTCAGTAAGAGCCTGACGCGCTTGATTAGAGTCAATCCATTTGCGTGATGCGCGTTTGGGTTGTAGCTGCCAGCCTGGTACTACAGCGCCATCCTCCATCTGCTTGGTTGCGTGTTCTTTGACTGCATCAATGAACTTCTCTACCATAGGTGCGCGATCCAGTATGGCGCCGATCTGATCAGGCGAGAGAGACAACATCACAGAGACAATGTCTTCTTTAGACATGGTGGTGATGTCAGGCTGTGCCGCCACGATGTCGAACTGCTCCTTCTGAGCAGGACATATGTGCTTGGCGGGACACCACTGGCAGGCTGACTCTGATGGCGCAAAGCGCGGTGCATCGCTCACAGCGTCATTGATGGCAGGCAGTAGAACCTCTGTCTCCCACACGCCAAGCTCATCCACGCTCATGCGGTGTAAGCGCTTCTCGCCATGATGGGGTTGGATTATTTGGAACTCGACTTCTTTAGGCATTTGTCTCATGTTTAACAACGCGCCCAAGGCGTATATCTTCATCTGTTCGCTGTCAGCATCCACATAGCCGCGCCCTGTTTTAAGGTCGGCAATGATTAACTTGTCCTTAGATATGCCAACGACATCGGCAGTGCCTTGTAGCGTGTATTGGGGCGTGTCGTATAGCTTGTAGAGCTGCTCCACCTCAACGTAACCAAGTTCATCTTGAATCGCCCAAATCGCCTGCAAATGCTCCAATGCAAACTCGCAGTTCTCTAGAGTCATCGTGATGCCATCAACTACTTGGCCGATAAATTTAAGAGGGTCGGTGGCTAACTGAAAGCAAGTCTCGGCCAGCGCGTGAATGGCAGTACCTATCTTGGCGGCCTCGCCTGCTTCTTGGTAAGGCACTAGCGTAGACAACTTGGCGCTGGCAGGGCAGGCGATCCAACGCGATGCTGACGATGGTCTGAGTTTTAACTGTTGCTGTTTTGCCATGAGTCTCTTTCGATGTGTGAGCTGTTAATAAGCAATGTGTATGCGATCTGTCGGCATTCGTTGCTGACGGCGTGGCCTAAGTCTTCTGGGTCGAGTATTCGCTTGATGAAGACGATCTGTTGCTGGTTGTCCTTGCGTGTCTGCTCTAGCTGAGTCGCCAAGTAGATGATGTGTTCACGCATTGTTTGGCGTTCCTTGTCATCCATGCCGCAATCCCCATGCCGCTATCAGCGCAGCGTCAGCTCGGCCATCATGTTTTTTGAGTCTGAAGTAGTCCACGTTGTAGGGGAACAGCTCCATCGCTCTCGCCCTGGCGCCGTCCTTGCCGCCGCTAACCCCCATGGACTTCTGCCATACCTGTGGAGTTACCAAGGTAGTCTTGATGAGCCTAGCCGCTAGGACACCTTCAATCGCACCAAGGCTGCGGCCAAAGCTAAAGACGCTT